AGAGGGCAATAGCCAAAGGCACCCTAAAGCATGAAAAATACTTATGGGATCTGAGTCTGCCGAACTGGAATCCAGATATAGGTGAAAATTTATCTTATGATTTTCTTACTGTTCAGTATCTTTCAGGTGTATCAGGCACTTACAATAGGCCAGTTGACTGGAATGCGACTAACAACGCCGTATATGCGATAGCTGGAGGTGGTGGCGGTCGTAGACAAGCTACTAGTGGCGTGGCTGGTGCAGGTGGTGCAGGAGGAGGAGCTTGTTCCGGAACAGGAAATCTTAATTTAGTAGCCTCGGTGTCATATCAAGTAGGAGGGGCGGGTATCGGAGGAACGGGCCAGGCGACGAGCGGAACGCCCGGCGGCGACAGTTGGTTCAATGCGCCTACCTCTTCTCCATCGTATGCTTCTGCGAACCCTGCGGCTAAAGGAGGTTTGGGTTCAACCAATGCCACTGGTGCTCTAGGAGGTGATGCTGCTACTGGTATAGGGAGTGTGAGATTTAGTGGAGGCACTGGCGGCAACGGGCAAAGCGGCAACGGTGCTGGCGGCGGCGGTGGTGGAGCTGCGGGACAAAATGCTGTCGGCGGTAATGGAACCAACGGCAACAGTGGCAACGGCGGTAATGGCGGCGCAGGAAATGGCGGAATAGGCGGCGGTGGCGCTGGTGCGACACCAGATGGCGGAACAGGTGGCTCGGGAACAAATTTTGGAAGTCCTTATGGAAGCGGCGGTGGTGCCGGTGGTGGCGGTAGTAATAGTACCGCCGGAGGAAGTGGCGGTTCCTATGGAGGCGGCGGCGGTGGAGGAAGAACGACTTCGGTTAGTTCCTCTGCAGGCGGCGTCGGCGGTCCAGGATTTATATATATTGCGTATGAACCACCCGGTCTATGGAACAACATACCAATGTTAGGAATGTAAAATGTTACAAAAAATAGGATATTCCCATATCAACAGTTCAAACACAGAAATAAAATTTTGGGGTAATAATCTTGGGGTAGACTTCGCTATTCCTAGCCGTGTCATCTTAGAAAATGGCGACATCGTAGAAGCAGTGTTACCTTACATATCGTTCAATGACGGGTCGATGGTGGTCGAGCGTTGGATAGAATCTAACCCAACAACCGAAATTGATGTGAAAGTTGGAGAAACTATTGAGTTTCGTGATGATAAAATAGTAGTTGTGTATAACTATGATTTGCCAGACATTGAAGTATTTAAAGAACATACCAAAAATAAAGTTGCTACAAAAAGATGGCAACAAGAAATAGGTGGAATCACAATTAATAATGTTGGGTATGCTACAGATAGAGAATCTCAAACAAAATATACGGCTGTTCATGTTGCTATTTCTCAGGCTGATCCAAATACATGGTCTATCAATTGGAAAACAAATGAAGGATTTGTCAATCTAAATGCTCAAGAAATGATGGCAGTAATCTATCTAGTTTTAGGACATGTGGAGAGTTGCTTCAATAAGGAATCTGAGTTTGTAACCACTATAGATTCTTGTACCACAGTAAATGAAGTTATGACTATTGATATTGAAAACGGTTGGCCTTTAAATCAATTTACTACATAAATACTCTAAAAGAGGTATATAAATGGCAATTCCATCAAATAGAGACCAGCACAAAGATTGGTGCCTTAGACAGTTAGGCCATCCAGTTATCAATATCAATGTTGATGATGATCAGGTCGATGATTGTGTGGATGCTTCTCTACAATACTTTCAAGATTTTCACTTTGATGGAGTTGAACGCTGGTATCTAAAGCATGAACTCACTGCTGAAGATATTAGTAATGGATATGTACCAATTACAGACAACATCATTGGCGTAACAAGAATATTTCCAATTTCATCTACTAATGCCTCAGTTAATATGTTTGACTTGCGTTATCAGTTGCGCCTCCACGAACTATATGACTTTACCAGTACATCTTATGTAAACTATGTTCTAACACAACAGCATATTAGAACACTAGATATGATGTTCTCTGGTGAGCAACCAATTCGATTCAATCGCCATACAAATAAGCTGTATCTTGATATGAACTGGGAAATGAATCAACCAGGAGAATGGTTGATTGTTGAAGGATTTATTATAATCAATCCGGCTACATATACCGATGTGTGGAATGACCGTATGCTCAAGCGTTTAACAACCGCTTACATCAAGCGCGTTTGGGGCAACAACATGAAAAAGTTTGCAGGAATGCAGCTTCCTGGTGGTGTTACTATGAACGGTCAACAAATCTATGATGAGGCCACAACCGAAATTAATGAAGTTGAGCAATTGATCCGCGATACCTACGAAGAACCACCTCAGTTTATAATGGGGTAATCAATGGCAACCTCAGTATACTTCAACAATTTTTCTCCATCTGTTATCAATGAGAATATGCTTCTTGAAGACTTGATTGTGGAATCAATCCAGATTATGGGTCATGATATCAAGTATCTTCCAAGAGAAGTGTATGACCAGGCTGACGATGTTCTTGGAGAAAGCGTTAATTCTAAGTTCACACGCGCGTACGGTATTGAAATGTACCTAGCCAACGTTGAGGGTTACGAAGGTGATGGCGATTTCTTCTCTAAGTTTGGATTGGAAATTCGTGATACTTCTAACTTTGTCGTTTCACGCAGATCATTTGAAAAGTATGTTCCATCTACAATAGCATCAAGACCACGCGAAGGCGACTTGATTTATGTTCCTCTACTTGCAAAGATTTTTGAAATAAAGTTCGTTGAAGAAGAACTTCTATTCTTCTCACTAGGTAAAAGAAATCCATATATCTACGAATTGCGTTGTGAAGTATTCCGCTTTAGCAATGAAGATTTTGAAACAGGCGATCAAGTTATTGATGATCTGGAACACTTAGCGGCGTATACTGTTAGCTTGACTTTAGGCAATGGAACAGGCAATTACCACCAAGATGAGGTTGTATATCAGGGAGCAAATCTTGCTTATGCAACAGCAAGAGCCGAATCTAAACATTGGATTCCAGAAACAAAAGTTCTTGAAGTTATCAATGTCAAAGGTGATTTTGCGGCAAATAGTATTGTAATAGGTGCTGAGTCCAACACTCGTTATAACTTAACTTCATCCGATACTCTGGCTGACTTAGTAGATGCAGATGATTCCGATAATCGTATTATCCAAACGGAAGCTGATACCTTTATTGACTTGTCCGAAATCAATCCGTTTGGAGTACCGTAATGTTAAGTAATGCTTATTTTTATCACCAATTAACACGAAAGTACGTTATTCTTTTTGGTAATATGTTCAACAACATTACTATCAAAAGAGTTAATAAGAACAACGGTGTTGAGATAGAAAGATTTAAAGTTCCAATTGTCTATGCTCCAAAAGAAAAGTACTATGCTCGTCTTAGGGCTGATCCAGATTTAAATAGACCGGTTCAAGTTATTTTGCCTCGTATGTCTTTTGAATTGACTAACTTTGCATATGATGCATCTAGAAAACAGAACTCTCTATTAAGATCAGGTGTTGCTGCTAATACATCTACAAGAGGTGCTACACAGTACATGGGTGTGCCATATGACTTGTCTTTTGATCTACAAATCTATGCTAGAAACGTGGATGATGGAACACATATCATAGAGCAGATTATACCATATTTCAATCCTGACTATACAGTTACAGTCGAAACTATTCCAGCACTAGGATTCAAGAAAGACGTTCCTATAATCTTAAATACCGTCTCAAATGTTATCGAACATGAAGGAAATTTTGATTCTGTTCGTTATGTTTCATGGACTCTTAATTTTACAATGAAAGCCAACTATTACGGCCCAGTCCAATTGCCAAAGATCATTCGTAAGGTTCTTGCTAACATTTATAATGATGAAACCTTAAAAGCCGGTAATATTGTTAGAGTAAACGTAACTCAACCAGCAGCAAATGGAAACTTTAAACTTGATGATATTGTATTCCAAGGTTCAAACTACAATACAGCCAATGCTTATGGATATGTTTTGGAATGGGATAAAAACAATTTAAGACTTGTTTTGGGTGGTGCACAGGGGCAGTTTATCATTGGTAATACTATTAGAGGCGCTTCAACAAATGCTGTTAGTACAATATCCAGCTTTGATATCAATCCTCTTAAGTTGGTTGAAATCAAGATTGAACCGGATCCTATTGACGCGGAACCCACAGATGATTTTGGATACGATATAACTATAACAGAATGGCCTGATACAGAATGAATAAAAATGATGCATTAAGTGAAGCTCTTGGTATTGAAAACGCAGTAGAGATTATACCTCCACAGCAAACACAGCCAATTTTCAATACTCCACATGAAGAAGATGATATCAAGGCTGACTATAACTTGTCACGCAGAACTTTCCGTGATCTTATCAACAAAGGTAATGATGCAATGGAAAGTTTGACTGATCTTGCAAAAGAATCGGAATCTCCACGCGCGTATGAAGTTCTAGCAACTATGATGAGAACCGTTGCTGATACTACTAAAGACCTATACGATCTACAGAAGAAGACTAAAGAGTTGAGTGGCCAAAAGAAAGATGATCCTACTGTAAATGTAGATAAAGCCATTTTTGTTGGCACTACAGCAGACCTCCTTAAGCAGATAAAAGAGAATAAGCAGAGTGAGTAAAGGGTATAACAATAACCCAAACCTACCTAGAGAAGATTTTATACACGCATTTACTCAAAAAGAAAAAGATGAGTTTATAAAGTGCGCGAATGATCCCGTCTACTTTGCAATGACTTATATGAAAATCGTCAACGTTGATCATGGTCTAATGCCATTTGATATGTGGGACTTTCAACAAGAAATGTTGATGAAGTTCCATAATAATCGATTCTCTATATGTAAACTACCGCGTCAGGTAGGTAAAACTACCACTTCTGTTGCATATTTGCTACACTACATCACCTTCAACGAGAATGTAAATGTGGCTGTTCTAGCCAACAAATCAGCAATGGCCCGTGAAATCTTAGGTCGTCTCCAGTTAGCCTTTGAATACTTGCCTCGTTTCCTACAACAAGGCGTTAAAGAATGGAACAAAGGTTCTATTGAACTTGCTAATGGATCACGCATCATGGCAGATTCCACATCTGGTAGTTCTATTCGTGGTAGATCGTTCAACATTGTTTTCTTGGACGAGTTCGCGTTCGTTCCAAACAACATCGCAGAAGCATTCTTCATGTCTACCTATCCTACGATTTCTTCTGGTCAAAGCACCAAGGTTATCATCGTGTCTACACCAAACGGACTCAATCAGTTCTATCGTATGTGGACAGAAGCAATCGAGAAGCGCAGCGACTACATTCCTATTGAAATTCACTGGAGCATGGTACCTGGCCGTGACGAAGCTTGGAAAGAACAGACTGTTCGTAACACTTCTCCAGATCAGTTCCGTCAGGAGTTTGAGTGTGAGTTTATCGGTTCTACCAATACTCTTATCCATCCAGCAAAGCTCCGTTCGCTTGTCTGGCACAATCCAGTCCGTTCCGAGGGTCATCTGGACATCTACAAAGAGCCACAGCCAAATAGAACCTATACCATGTGTGTGGATGTGGCTGAAGGGCAAGGGCTGGACTACTCTACCTTCTCAATATTTGATGTTACCGAGATACCATACAGACAGGTAGCTAAGTATAGAAACAATAAGATATCTCC